CAATGGTGCTGGAGAATTCGGCTGCCCCATGTATATCTATCAGGGTCGCGTTAATATCTACTTCCGACAAGGCGTTAGTAATTCCAACTTGAAGTATCCCCCCATTCGTCTGAAGGTTGAGTATTCCTGTGCCGCCGTTGTCTCGGGCTATAATCTCGTTCGTATCAATGATGATGTTATCGCCCGAGTCAGGCCCAACCTGAAATCCGTGGGTGGTGCTTACTAAACTTGCGTCACCGGTGCTGGTGGCTCGGATACGAAGTGCGGTCATATTACCGCTCACGTCCGCCTCACCATTAATATCCAGCAGAGTAGCGTTTAACTCTATTTCGGTGATCGTCGTTCCGCTACGCCCAATACGAAGAGCTGGGGTTACTGAACCACCAGCATCGGGAGAGGTTCCGAGGGTGAAGATTCCGGCTGAGGAATATACCCACCAATTCTTCTCGTCCGTACCTTGATCCGTCTCTCGCCAATTGATAGTAGGGAGAGTGCTCTCCAGAAGTATGCTGGAGATAGGGGTTGCAGAAGTACCGGGTTGTGTAAAAGTAACCTCTGACGTGAACGTGTTGTCGCCGGTGAACTCATTGTCTGCATCAAGCAGCGCCACGTTATCAGATAACTGATCGTCTTGGATTGCTTGATTAATGAGTGCAAATCGACGAGACGCCACAGTTTATCTCCTAAAATACGGGCTGGTTTTTGTAGGGAACCAGCTTAAAACCCTATTCATTAGCCCGACTGTGCAGCCAGCAAAGCGTCCGCCAGAGCGGCAGCTAGTGTTGCATTATCGGCATCTTCGACATAGGCAGTCAGAGCAACAATAAGCTCCTCAAGAACTGACTTGTCTTCCGTTTGTACTGATACTCGACTCATGATAATTACTCCAGTGAAGGTTAGGGGGCCGAAGCCCCCATCACCAATTAAGCAGCCGGAACGATTATCGCTACGCCGTTTTCAGGACGAGGAACGCCCGTGCCGTACAGGATATGCGCGACGAACAGGTCTGCGAGGAATTCGAGCTTCCTCTGCGTCTCTGTCTTCGGAGCTACCTGCTCAGCGAGGACGATTGCATCCTTCTGGAACAGCAAGCAAGCGCGGTATGCCGTCTCGTCAGCCGACTCAACCGTTGCAACGTTGCTGGAAACGTATACGGGGATACCGTAGACATCACCAACCAGACCGTTACGGATCGAGTTACCAGAGCCGGTTTCACCGGTGAAAGCCTGTTCCGTGAAACGAGCGATACCAAGCAGCTTCCGCTTCTCGACCGGGGGGATAACCAGAGCGCGCATACGGTTCTGGACATTGTTGTCGTCCAAGTACTGTATTGCCCGTCGGATACCCGCGTCGGAGAGAGCCGTACCGTTACCGGTAGTAGCCGGGTCCCAAGCCGTTGCGCCGTCAGAACCAATAACAGCTTCGCTGTAGTCGGTACCAGCGGTACGCGGAGTTGCAGACGGAGCTGCGAACTTAGCGCCTTCGGCGTGGAGAGCAGAGTCCTGCTGGATTGCGAGCGCGTAACCAGCGTCGTCGGTGTAGAACTGACGGAGCGAGTCAAGAGCCTGAACGGACACGATGTCCTCGATCAGACGGCTGTACTCGAACTGTTCGTCTACAGACAGAACGAAGTTGGTGTCACTTGCGGTGATGAGCGTTACTGCATTAGCTGCGACCTTAGCGGAAGCAGAACCACGAACCGGGATCGGAACGCGTACAGTGTCGCCCTTTTTGCCACTAAAGGGCATCATCTTAACGAGCGCTTGCATGACGGTATTGGCTTTGTGCTCAGCCAGTACTTCGTCACTCCAAAGTTCCGGAATGAAGAAGTCTACACCAGTCGGTGAAGTGCCCTTGATGACGGCATTTGCGGCGTCAAAGGTTGTAGCCATTAGAAATTACCTCTTGCGTAGTGGTGAAAAGAGATTATAGTTTAGTCACGGACATTGCCCTGTGCTAAAGCTGCACGGTATTTCGGCAGATGAACCTCCAGATACCTCTCGGACTTAACGTTGCCTTGGCGGGCCTTAATCATGTGCTCACGCATCTCATAACGAGAGTACGTCTGCTCTGACGGGGCTTCCGAGGCCATACCAGTTTCGAGGGTAGCCAGTTCCAATTCCTTCGCCCTAGTCTGACGGGTTCGGGATTCGGTCAGCTTCTTATCTGCATCATACAGCGAAAACAGTGCATCCGCTGCGCTAAAGTCATAACCATCTGCACGGACCGCGAGGTCTATACGGGTGGTATCTGCCTTTACCCAATCAATGAATTCGGGGTTGGCGACTACAGCTTCGTAGTCTCCGTGCTTATCCCTAAGCGCTTTTTCCCGAGCAGCCAGCGCATCTCTTTCACGCTGTGCCTTAGCTTCCTTAGCTTCTTTGATTGCAGGATGGGAGTCAACAGCCTTTTTGACTGCTTCGTCCGGGTTGTTGTAGATATCATCCGACGTAATCGGGTTATCTACTGCGGCTTCGTCTGTAGGGGTGGAGTCTCCGAGAATATACTCGTCGAACGCTTGCCGGTAGCGGTCCGTCTCCTTACGGAGCGACCCAAGTTCTTGGGCCTGACGGCTGTTATGCTTTTCCAGCTCCTTGTAGCGCTCTTCCCAGCCTGTGAGTGGAGCGACTTGACGCTCTTCCTGCTGGAGACTTGCATCCTCGATTTCCGATTCGAGGCTCTTTTTCTCTTCCTGTGCTTTTACGTAGTCTTCAAACTTAGCCATGTCAATGACTCCTCTGATAATCCCGCTCTCCACTATTGGAGTGTACGGTATCGAATTTCATCCCGCCCGAGGAACCGGTGTGGGGATGCCCTCTTATTCTTCGTACCCGTATTTGCCGGGGCGATGACTCTGCCCTGCATCACGGTGTTTCTTGGTAAGCCTGTCTCCCTTTCTCTCCCATGCAGTCGGTAAGTCGGGATCATTTCCCATCCGATCATAGTCGAGTCCGGGCGGTTTCAGGAGTACCTGACCACAGCCTTTGTAGCAGCGTGGGCAATTTGCCTGCTTGTGTAGCGCCATAGGCTGTCGTAATTCAAAGTAACCATGCTCTTTACAGAGATAATCATACGTCGGCATTTTCGTTCTCCGTCTGATTATCCATCAACTTCACGACGCGATCCCGAGTGTTTATGAGGTAGGCTAGTGCTTTCGCATAGCCTCGCATTTCACGGAGATCGCCCCAATCCTTCGCATCCTCAAAACCATTGGCTTGAAGATTGTAGACCTCAGCCTTGAGGTCGTCCATTAGAAACTCCCATTCCCGAGAGCTGGTCAGTGTCAGCATTGCCGTATAAAAGGCGTCATCTGCTGGTTTCATAATTAATCCCCTTTCTTATCTACCTTCCTCGCATCTACTTCTACCTTACGTGCTTGGATGGCAGTCTGTTTGTCGTTGATGATATTCTTGTCACGAGCCGCAGCAGCGTTAGCTTGCTGGACTGCTACACGGTCATCTTCCAGAGCAGCATTGATTCGTTCACGCTCAGCCTTAGCCTGTGTCAAAGAGACCTCCGCTTCGGTCTTAGCGTTCTCAAGCTGTTTAGCCTTAAGCTCCTCTTGGAGCATCTGCATCTGCAACTGCTGCATTTGCTGTTGCATCTGTTGCTGGGCCGGATCGGGCTGCATGGCCTGCTTAAGAGCAGCAACCAGCTCGTCCCTCTTCGGGGTACCAGACATCTCGACAATGCTCTGAATAATCAGCCCATGTGCCGGACTCTCTGCCGGGATCACCGACAAGAGACCTGTAAGGGATGCCTGCTCGAACTCCCGAGCCACGATCCCCATAGTACCCTTGATACAGAACTCATAATCAGCCGGGTAGCGCTCAGGGTTAAACTGCATGAGCCGCCACATTGCCTTCCGGATAAACGGGTTGAGGAACTGGCGCTCGATGTTCCTCATGGTCAGACGCATCCGCTTAAGGGCAGAGGACTGAATCATGCTGATACCCGAGGCCGTCTCGTTCCTACGGTCCGTATTCAGAGGGGCATTGGCCTCTACCGATCCGGTAGCTACCTGCACCAATCGCTCCATTTCCGAGGATTGGTTGAAGGTAGAGGGCTCAATATTACCCAATATAATCGGCTCCAGAACCTCACTCGGGCGACCGCGAGTCATCCAGACCTTACCCGGACGAATCCGGAAATCGGGGTTACGTGGTAAACGGGTGATATCTGCTCCCATCATCGGGGAGGTTAACAGTCCGAGTGCATCCATGCGAGCCCGCAATTCAGCATCCAAGCCTCGCTGCGAGTTCCATCCTTTCCCTGCGATTCCTTCGCCCCAAAACTTACCGGGTACATAAGAGTGTTGGTACGCCATAATCGGGCGATCCCGCCACTTGTAAGGGTTGAGGACGATCCGGAGCAGTTCGGCCTCGTTCGCAAGGGTGACGATTACCTCGACCATCCCATTGCCTTCGATCCTGTCTGCCGGAACGTCCACATGCGGTCGGACCAGCCGTGCGGGGACAAGTCCATAGTATTCAGTTACCCATACCGAACCATCTTTATCAGCGTAGGTACGATTGGGATTGACGGCGGGCATTCCACCGGGAAACGGATTCCCCGAGGTATTGAAGCCCATCACGTTAGCACTCTTCTTGTAGATACCCCGGTGCTGTTTTGTACGTACAACGTTCCGAGGCACATGGGTCTCATGGGCAAGGAACAGAGCCGAATCAAGGTCACGCGCCTGAGAGTCTATAACGAACTCCCACGGTGGGATATCCTGCAAAACTACCAGTGGTCGCTCTATAAAGTCGACTACCGGTCCAGCAGACCCCTGTGCTGATACCACAGGAATGCGCTTCTTAATGAGGTTGATCTTACCAATACCCGTCCCATAGAGACAGCCGTTGAGGACTACCTTAGCGATGGCGTCCGGAACATTGGTAAGTTCAAGGTCTTCGAGCAGATGTGCCTGCGACCGGGCAACTTCTGAATGATCTTCGTCCGATACTTCGTCCGATACATCTACCCACTGCTGGCGAGAGAATATCGCATCAACGATACTCGCAGTGGTCGAATCAATGGCTTGAGTGATGGCCGGAGCGATAATCTTGCTCCGCTCACCCTCACGGGTAGCATCAGCAGACGACCAGATACCACGGTAGGTACGCTCATAGGCATCCCACTTAGCTTGGTAGTTCTGGTTACGGGCATCCCTTGATGCACGAACAAGCTCGGTCACATACGAAACAAGCCCCAAGTCTCCCTTTCCGGAGTTGGGTATGACATTCGCATTGAGCGGATCGTTAATCTGTGCCATTAGTACCCCGATAAGTCGTCAAGTGGTCGCCACTCGTCAAATGTTCCCATATCCCAGCCTAAACTAAGGTCAGCAAGCTGATCTACGGCGTAGGCCACTGAGTCAATCAAGTCATCATGAGCCAGTGGATTTGGGAAATCTACCGCCTGTCCAAGGAACTTACCTACCCATTTTTGCTCTGCGGGAAGTTTTTGATCGTCTTGGAGGGTGATTTTGCCCTTATCAGCCCGGCCCTGCAAGGCCCACTTGATTCGGTCTTCTTTCTTGTTATTTCCGTGGGAGAGAGGCTCAATATTGAAGTAAATGCCGTAACTGTTCTGGAATTCCTCCAAATACGTCTCTACAGCATTCTTCGCCATTCCCTTCTCAATCCCCAATTTAACCGGTCGATAGTCCCGGTATGCCTTCATAATACGAAGAGCAGTCTCTCGGACATCCCATCGGCCGTGCTCAATCAGTTCTACATGGAAGCCTTTATCATGGACTTTTACCACGGCGATGGAGTGGTCGTCCCTGACTTCTTTTGGCTTATTCCGTCCGTTGGCAACCCCGAACCCAGCGAGGTCGACCGCGACAACGTATTCGCCACGGTACTTAATTCCGTCAACCACCGGGAATTGGGATATGTTGAATACCCGCCCACCGGTTGCCTCGAATGAGGCTTCCAACTCTTGCGCATATGCGTCCTCAGAGGTAGCATTTATAAGCGCCTCTAGCTGCTTCTCCGTCAGATGGGAGTTGTCTTTCGTTTGGAACTGAAAGGCAACCCAATCGTTAGAAGGCTTACCGGAAGAGGGATCAAGCCCCTTCATGGCAGCAGACCACATATCATAGAAGTGGTTCTTGCCATCCGGGGTCCCGATGAAGAGAGCCCCGCCTTCTGCCGCCGTAAGGGCGGGAAGGATGATGTATTCCCACACGAAGGGCTTCATGAAGGCATATTCGTCCATTACGACGTAACTGAGACCAACACCACGAAGGGAGTCCGGATCATCAGCACCTTTGAAGCGGATCGTTCGCCCATTAATGAGCTGAATTTCACCCTCGTTCTGTCGGACGTTCTTTATGAGGCCCTGACCCATTTCCATCATTACGTGCCAGAGGTTTTCCCGAGCCTGCTTAAAGGTCGGTCCAACGTAGTACACGACTTCATTGGTCAAATCCCAGTAAGAGCCATCAGAACGTATCTTGATATTCTTGCCGGGAACGTCGGTCTCGAACGCCTTCTCGTACAGTGTAACGGCAGCTAAAAAGGACTTTCCAAAGCGTCGTCCGGCTGCTACTACCTTGTATGGATGAGGGTCTCTATGGACAATAGATTGCTTTGGATGTAACGTAATGTCCATGTAAATTGGTCCCCTTGAGTGGCTTAGTACCCCGGTTTAGTGGGTCGCTTAGCCTTTTTCTTTTTAGCCATTACTTGTTGCCCTGCGGGCCACGGCTGTTACCGTTAGCCGGAGAGCCAGCACCATTGGCCCGACGATCCGGAGGCGTGGAAGCCTTGAATTCAGTCGATACGCCTTTTCGGTAGCTGTCGTTCAGGTAGTTCTTCTCTTTACTTGCCATTGTCTTTCTCCTCCCGATCAGCGGGTACGTCAATAATATCCCCTTGCTTTTGGACTTCCATGTGCCGGATGATTACACCCGGAGTATCCCCACCACCGCTCTTGTCCTCCGACAGAGTAGCTTTGGAGATAGCAGCATCCCACACCATCTTCTTGGCGACCTTATCGCCCTGCATGGCGTCATCAACTACGGAATTCAGAATCTTAACGATCTTGTCGAAGTTCCCCTCTCGGAATTGCTCTTCAAGGGAAATCTTGAGTATGTTGACCCGGTTCTTGGAACCAGACGGCCTACCAGAGGGATTCCCGGATACACCCTTGGGGAAATGCCCCTTTTTGGTACGAGTAGGTTGATTAGACATTGTTATCTACTATAGGTATGAAACCATCATTATCTGACCGCCATTTAGCGGTATGATCCCCGATATCTACAGGGGTGTAATCCGTCCATGCCGTAAGACCCGCCGTAGAGGCCAATACAAAGGCTTCCCGGAACCCATCATTGTTGTAGGTCTCCGAGGAGGCAGGTACGTCCGCAACCTCTTCCACAGGAATATAGTCGACCCACTTGGTAAGACCAGTGGTGTCAACATCCGCAATGAGCCATTGCTCTTCGGGATTCCGTGGATAGCAGCGTGGTATCATAGTTACCTCAAATAAGAACAGTAGCGAGCCGGAGAAGGGGGCACCCCGACCCGCTACCGAGACGGGCCATGTCTACAAGACACCGTACCCGAATATTGGGGTCCCAGAACGGGCACGCCCATGAGCAAAAGAGGGATGTAAGCCATTTAGACAGTACTGAAGAACCCCGCAGCACAGCGTCTTGGTCTTGACTCACACCCCTCCGACCATACGATAGGAGTAGTACTTAAGTGGAAGTACTAAAGGAAACCTGCTTTCCACCAACCTTAGTGCAAGCTTTATTCCAATCACTTCTCTGTAACTTTGTACTGTATAGTATATAAACTTGTGAGAGAGGGGTAAAGTTATTAATCTGTAAGTATGAAAATTATAAGTCATTGATTTTTGGTGAAATATAGTTTCTGTATATTCACGCAGTGATCGCCACCCGTTTTACCTCCTAATCCCGAGTTTTATAGGTATTTTTCCAGTTTCTGTCCTGTAAATTGCTCGTTTTGGGGGTACAGGAGGCCCTCGGGGCCGACTATCCGGTTATCCATCCTCAAATTCATCCTAGTTCGCCCCCTCCGGCCTCCTTCAAACTCATTTTTTCTATAATTTTCACGCACTCGGGTCCCTCGCAAGCTCGGTC